TTAATTGCTGTCAGACTCGATCCATTGCGGCACCTCGTCGCCGAACATCTCTCCGGCGAACGGGATCCGGAGCAAGTCGCCGTTGTTCCACGGTTTCATGTAGGGGCGGATCTCCTCGAAATCGCTCAGGACGGTGTCGCTCTGGAGATATTTCCTGAGATCGCTATTGTCGTAGCCGCCGTGGTTCGTGTTCTTTTTGTTCATCGGCATGGGCCGGTCGAGGTACTGATCGAGCAGGAAAGTTGCACCTTTTTCGGTGACTTTTTGACATGTTGCCGTATATCGTCCGACGCGGAGCCGGTCGCCGATCTGGATGTCGGGTGTTTCGATTTCTGTCATTCTTTCGATTTTCATGAGTGTCCTCCTAGTCTTTTTGGTAGTAGTCGCAAGCATAGGTTCCGCCTTTGAGCGGGAGACCCGGTGCCCAGTCGATTGGCTCGGCCATGAGGCCGTCGATCCGGTCGAACGCGGCCTCGTCGGCTCGCGGTACGTCGATTATCATTTCGTCGTGGACGTGGGCAACGACGTGGTAGCCCATTTCTTCAACCTTGACCATCTTTTCGGCGAGGCAGTCCCTCGCGGTCGCCTGGACGATGTTCTCGGTCAGCTTGCCGCCATAGGTCCGGATCGGCGCCCAGGTGTGCGCCGTATCAGTCCCCCAGTATTCGATTTCTTTGCCGTAGTTCCCGTCCTGGAGCGCCGGCCACGGGTAGGCGATCGACCGCCCGCTCGGCAGCTTGACGAACATGAACCGCCGGCCGTCGATCTCGTCCATCGAGAACCCGATCGCGATCGGCTTGCCGTTGACCGTTCGCTTGTGATACCGTCCGTCGTCTCCGATCGCCTCAATGTAGGCAAAGGATCTGCGGCTGGTCTCAATCGTTGTCTGAGCGCACCGCTCGAACAGTTTCCAGAGCCGGGTGATCCTCGGCGATCTCGAGCGCCACTTGCTCACGATGTCCGGCATGTCCTCTTCTGGGATTGTGTGAGTTGTGTCCATAGTTTTCATAGCGCCGACGCCGCCGCCATAACCCAGGGCAAGCTCAGCGACCTTGCCACGCTGTCTCAGGTGTCCGTTGACACCGTGCTTTACGACGGGAACGCCGAACATCTGAGAGGCAGAGGCGCAATAGATGTCTCCGCCGTTCCGGAATGTGTCAAGGCGCCACTGCTCCCCGCCGAGCCATGCAATGACCCGGGCCTCGATCGCCGAGAAATCTGTGACGATGAAATGGCACCCGTCAGACGGTATGAACGCCGTCCGCACGAGCTCGCTGAACACTTGCGCCGGCTCTCCGTACATCATTTCCAGAGCCTCGAAGTCTTTTTCCGCGACGGTCTGCCGCGCGAGATCGAGGTCCGGGATGTGGTTTTGCGGTAGGTTCTGGAGCTGAACGATCCGGCCGGCCCATCGTCCGGTCCGGTTTGCGCCGTAGAACTGGAGCATTCCGCGGACTCGTCCGTCCCGGCAGACCGAGTCGAGCATGGTCTGATATTTCTTTGTGCTGCTTTTTCCGAGGGCTTGCCTGAGCCTGAGCATTCTCCGCACATTCGGGGAATAGAGGCTCTCGTGCCCTGGCTTTAGCGCCTCGGCGACTGCTGCCTTGCTCATGTCTGATGAGAGTCCGGGCGCGCCGTTCGCGGAGAACCACCCCTTGAGCTGTGCGACACTATTCGGATTCTGGAGTCCGGTGAGCTCTCGGGCCTCGGCCATGCACCGGTCGACGCGGATCTTGTCATAGTCGACGATCCCCTGGACGAACGGCACGTCGATCCGGATCCCGCGGTCGCTGATATTCTGATCGACGGACCAGAGCCTTTGCTCTCTCGGGATCGGCCGGAACCTTTTGAGCCGGCTGAGGATCGCCTGTTCCGTTGTGACGTCTTGTTTGTTGTATACGCAGAACAAGCGCCACCGGTCGGGGTCGTCTTTTGGCATATTCCGGTGCCGTCCGCCGTTGCTCTTGGTCGGCGTGACGTACTTGCAGAAATACTGGATGAGCGCCTTGCCGGTCTTGAGCTTTTTCTGATCTTCCGGGAGCCCGAGTGCCTCGCCCGCGTCTTTCAGAGATCGCGGGAGGCCGAGCGTTGACGCCAGAACGGCGGTGCATCTCCATTCGTCGGGATTGCACTCCGCTCCGTAGTAGCTTTTTAAGGTCGTGCGTTCAAAATTTGCGTTGTATGCTGTTTTGATGATCGTCGGATCATTGAGAGCCTGTAGAAACTCGTCCTCGTTTCCGTCGAGGATCTCCCCGCCCGTGCGGAGTTCCTTGAGCAAGTCTGTCTTGCCGAACAGTTCCATCTGTTCGCCTTGTGCGGATAGATCGATGCCCAGGACTCCGGGACGCTCAGCAAAACGCCGCGGCATGAACTGCTTGACGGGGCCGTCCCCGATCTTGTACGCAACGAGGATAATTTCAAAATCGGGCGCGTCCGCGTAAGCGTACGCGCCGTTCTTGATGTCGGTTCCGGAAAAGGTCTCAACGTCGACGCCCATCTCAGTCGAGATCGGTGTCAATGTCATCGTCCTCCTCGAAATCGTCCGCAGTCACATTGTTGCTGCCGCCGAGCTGATCGCCGTCCTTGATCTTTTTTATTCCCTTGAGGATGACGCCGACGCCATTCTGACTCGTGTTATACGGATAGAACGCAACGATCGCGCGGACATAGCAGCCGGGATAGAGTTCCTCCGGGTCGATGATCTCGACGCCGTCCTCGTCGAAAAGTTTCGGACGGCTTGAGCTTCTCGCGCTGAAATAGTAGTTTCCGTCATAGGCTCCGGAGGTGTCGGTCGACTCGCTGCCGTCGTGGATCGGCTCGGTCAGCTTTCCCGGGATCTTTCCGCCCCATTTCTTGCTCTTGCCGTCCTCTTTTGCGAGCTCGACCGCCGCCTCGAGAACTTTGAGGCTTTCAGTGTCGTCTCCAGGAACGATGAGCGAGGCGCTGTACTTGTCGCTCGCCTCATCCTTCTCGAACAGATGCGGGTAGGAGAGTCTCACAAGTCCTGTGATAACGCTGCCGTCTTTCTTGATCTTTGCTGTGTACTTCTTGTCTGCCATTGCTTTGTCCTCCTGTTTTAATCATTGAAATCATCCGCCGTGACATTCGTCACGATTGCGGGACGTTTATCGCTTTCCGGTGCCAGTGTCGGCGCTCCCTCGGGCTTAAAGACAAGCCCGGGCTCCTCAAGCACCTCGTGAAATTCCTTTTTTCCCATGAGCTGTGTCATTTTGGTCACGCCGAGGAGCTTTTTCTCGTAAATGAGGGCGGGATCGTAGCCGGCTTTGACGAGCGTCGCCGCGACGATCTCCTCGCTCTTGTACTTTCGCTTTGCCACGGACTCGACGACTTTCCACCCGGTCACGACCTCGCCGCTCTGAGCGAGTTCAAGGGCCTCGTTTTCGAGATCCTTAGCCCACGCCGTGTACTCTCGGGCGGCGCTGAGTGCCCTGCCCATATCGTCTCCGGAGAGAACGGCGTCGTCCTTGCGTCGGCGCTCGATCATGTCCTCGAACTCGTGCATTTTCGCGGCGCGGGCCTTGCAGGATCCGGCAGCCGGACAAAAATGAGACTTGCACCACGGTCCGGGGTTGTATTTCGGGTTTTTACTGAGCGCCCTCTTTGCAGCGGGAGCGATGACGGCCTTGCCCCAGGAGCGGAGATCGTCGGCCGTGAGCTCCTCAGATGTCACCGAGTCGAGGCGAGGCTGATAGATGACCATCTTGACTCGGCTGAAATCGTAGGAAAGATCAAAGGCGGACATTGTGCCGTAGGTGTAGAGACGGATCTGAGGGTTCGCGATCGCACTGATTGGAACGCCTTTGCCGTATTTCAAATCAATGCCCTCACAGGTGTCGTCGCCGATGATAACGACGTCCGACGTCCCGAAACCACCTGGAACGATGTCGGAAAAGTCGACATGCTGCTCAGTCATGAGCTCGGCGGCCGCGTCTTTTTTGCGGATCGCTTCATACTCCTCTATGACGTAGTCGACATAGGGCTCGAGGGTTTTCTTCATGTCATCGAACGATCCTGCGAGCTCTTTGTGTACTGAGTAGAATGCGTTGAC